CTCTACGGAAATATTTCCGTCTCCAGTCAGACCAGTCCCAGAGAAATAGGTGGACCTGTTTTGATCCAGCAATTCCCAGTTGTATATCGAAGAAGTAGAGGGGTCTACAAACGAGTCTGGCAGACGAACCAGATCGCCATTTACAACATGATTTCTGTTGTTCGTCAGAGGATATCTAACTCTCAATAAAGAAGCCAGATCTCCTGTGTTCTCTCTTCCTCCGAATACTGTTACGGATGTCTGTGCAGTGCCTGAAGTATATTTATCGCAAGCTTCTCTAAGCTCGTCTATGGACCTTACGGTTATCTCCGTATTTCTTTCCGGGGCTACTATTTGAACGCCTGAGAAGAACGTCTCGTTGCAATATGCTTCGTCTTGCAAGTAACTTTCTATCTCATGTCTATAGGTTCCGTAACCTGCTTGCTGTATCAATCCTTCATAAATCATGGGGATGAGTTCCCCGTAGTTTGTTCTGAAAGCCTGACCTTTGTAATCTCTTGCCCCTATCGTTCTTTGAAGCTGACCCTCAGATATTGCGATATCCCCAGAGTTTAAGTCTGAGTAAGCTCTGAATGAGCTTGCTGCGGAATCAGCAATAACTCCTGGAGTTTGGATTTTATTGTTATAGAATCCCGGTCCATATGCGTGGTTAAGGATTGACAAAGAGCTTGAATCTAGAGAGAGATTGAATTTTCTTCGGTAATCAGCCCACATCTGGTGGAACTCTGGGCTGAACTGAATTGAAATATAGTCCTTCTCCGAGAAGATCAGTTTAGTAGAATCTTCTAATCCTTGTCTTAGCGTTATGTCGTAGAAGGTTTGCGCTGATCCTCCCGACTTAATTCTATACTCAGGAGAAATAGAGCAGGTGTCTAATTCTTTGTATGCCCTTACTGGGAACATTGCGGAGTAATCCACTCCGAGGGCTGACCCTTCAGGGGCTTGCTGAGTTATAACGTTATCTTTTATGATAGGCGAGTTAGAAGTATCATAAATGGAGCTAAGTCCTCCGTCCACATCGACAAAACTTTGAGAGTTAAAATCGAAACCTTTGGGAGCAAAATAATCTACCGTTTTAGGTGCTATTATGGCGGAGGTAGAATAAAATGCCATAGACATAGGCATTGATTTACCTTGTCTATCTGGAAGCAGCCTGTCAATAACGTATCTGAAGTTCTTTCTTCGACCAGTGGTTCTTTCTAAGGCAGGTGCGCTACTCCACGTCCAAGAGGAAGGATCTCCGCTTGTCCCAATCCAACCTGAGGTGTTGTAGTTTTGGTTCTGGTTTGTAGACTTGTCATCGAAGAATAGTCTACCTGTAAACTTTAAGCTGTCTCCTTGATCGTCGTAATCATCTGTAAAAACTTCTGGAACGTATAGTCTTGCTACAACGTGTAAAGGAGTATACTCATAAACTACGTTTGCGATGTCCCGTACATCGGAAATCTTAATCCTGTTTGGTCCAGTGAACGTATTGTCTGGGAACTTGACAAAGATGTTTGAAGATCTAGTGTTCCAGTAATCTAGAACGGATAACTCATCGCTGGCTCCGTCTGAAATGACAGAGCTATAGTTTGGAGGTACGTTTGCACTGAAGGTGTAGAATCTGAGGAAGTTATTGTTACCCAGGGTAAGAGACTCAGTTCCCTCTACACCGATAGTTGTTTTATCTATGATATAGTTGATGAGTTCGTCTATGAACTCATCTCGGATATCGAATGCGAAAGAACTGTCTGTGTTACAGTTTCCTTCCAATATTTTTCTAAGTGCATCAAGAACTTGTCTTGTGATCTTAGTTGTTTTATAGAATGTGTGCTTCTCCCAAGGAGGAACGACAACATTAGTGCCTCTATGCTCAAATCCTTTTCCTTGGTTGAGAGCGTAAATGTCAGTCTGCCCATTAACGTCGATGAAGCCAACATCCTTATGGATCTTCTCCATAATCGCATCAACACAGAACCTGATGTTAGTGTCCTGGTCTGGGCTTAGGTTTATCCTCAATCCGTCTTTATTTGTCGCCCGTTGTTCTACCAAAAACTCCCTGAGTCTAACAGGGTCTTTACATATTGCTGACTCTGTTTTTAGGGCGTAGTAAATTAGGAACGGCAAATAAGACTCAAATGTATAGTAAACATTTGAAGATGGATCAAACGATGAGACTGATTTAGGGAAGACGTAGGAGAGAGCGTCGGTGAGTGCTTTTCTTGTTCCTTTCGCCTTATAAGTATAGATCGCTTGTCTTAGCTGACCTCTCCAAAGAGTAATGTCCTCGCCTAAGAATCTCCACCCGACTGTACGGGCGAGATAATCAAGGAACTCAATAGGACACTCCTCTACATCGAACAAGTCCTGAAGATCGTCTATTAGTTTGTCTACGTCGTAGAACGCATATCCGATGGCTCGTAAAAACTTGCCCAAAGATCCCGCTTCTGTGAATACGGAAGAAAGGGTTCCGTCATCGTTATACAGAGTGAGGGATTTGCCTACTATGTTGGCATCTTCTTCTCCCGGCTCTAGCCATACTCCAGCGTAAGTCTTTATTCTGTCTAAATCCTGTATGCCTGAGGAATAGGACAGTGCGCTGATATCTGAATCGTCCCGACTCAGCTTCGGAGGAAGGTATCTTTTTAGTGTTGATACGTCCTCTCTGTTTCTCCAGCAGTACTCCAGAAGGACTGAAATACCTTGCTCCTCTGCGAACTCCTCACCGAAGTAAAGGGAGTTAGTGAGAGAGCTAAGAAGCACCGAGGAAAGCTCTGTAGACGCTCCTGCGGCACTAGAAGTGTTGAGTATGTAAGCTAGACCTAGATTGTCTAGAAGCTGCTCATGGGCTTCAGAAGCTGAACTGGCGGGATAGCTAGGGTCTGCTGAAGCTGCTGCTACGAATGAGGTAGAAGGATTGTTTAGGACAATCTGAGGAAACACTGAGTCACGAAGGAACTCAAACGCTGCTCCTGAAGTCTTAAAATCAGAGAAGTCCTTATCGAATCTGCTTAGTACATATCTCTTGTAATCGTTAGCGGATACTCTAGTCTTTGCGTTAATCGGAACGAAGAACGCCTCTGTTGCTGACGAATCTCTAGCACTTACGTTGAAGAAAACTTCGTGTTCTACGGCAGCAAGAATAATCTTGCCTAAAACCTCGTATGCGATATCACTTTCCGTTCCTGAAACAGAGCGGTCTTCATCCAAATACAAATCAGGTACGAGACGTTTTATTGTCTCGACATAGTTGTACTTAAGAATCTTATCGTCACCTCGGTATGGCATTATACGAACTCAACGTTTAGTGTTAGGTTATTAAGTTGAATGATCTCGTTGTGACTTACAAAGATATCATCCTTATAGTTGTCGATGCGGAAGAATCGGATATTGTTGCTCTGTAGAACGTAGTTTGCTAACTCGTCAATTCTGAGAGTTTGTCCAAAGTCCATGTTATCTATTGACATGAAATCTGTAACTCTTCCGGCAACCTCAGACTTGATGGTATCTTGCAGCGATCTCTTGGACTTGTCCACAAAGACGGTTGCCTTCATGTCAAGGGTTCTTACCAAACCGTCTACAATAGTGATTTCGTCTGTCATCATCTTGAAATCATTCATATAGCCCAACATCTTAGATTTGAAATCAAGGTTTGCGCGTTCAAACTGATTCTCAGAAGACTTCAGCAAAGTATAGATGTCTATCATGTTACCCGCTGCACCATTCTGTCTGTTAACAGCGATAGCCTTGCCTACAGACCCAACAGAGGTGATGTAACTGTTTGCGATGGTAGTGTAATCCTCTCCTGTTACTGCTCTGTACTGAGTTTTGAAGAAGTACGGAGCATATTTCTTGGCGTGTTCTACAGTCTCAACATTTTGTCCGCCTGTTGCCTTAGAAGTACTCTGTATGGTGACTGACACAGAAGATCCCGTAAGATCTGCTGATATGGCTTGAGATATTGTACCGTCTATGATATCTCCCCTGTCTCCACCGCCTGTTCTATAAAATATTGAGTATGCCGTGGAAGCGGTTGGATTCTTTCCTCTTACCCCATCACCAAAAAGAATGTTGACAGAAAAGTCTGAGTTGTATCTCTTCTCAAAGACCAGATCGTTTCCGTCTTTGGCTAGAGCCAGACTTTGGATCTCACTGAAAACGCCATCCTCTGCTGAAACGACAATGCTTCCTTCGATGACAGAAGGATCGTTAATTAACACTGTCTTGGGGTCTTGGGTGGCAGGGAATCTACCAGAGATGGATTTATATTCTCCTTCGACTAGAACTAGTCCACTGAACTGATTTGTCGAATCGCTGTAGTATGTTGAAGCGTCAAGAATAAGGTCTCCAGTGATAGTGTCAAGTAGCTGTGAGATTCCGCCATTGGTTGGCTCTGTCTTAAATAAAGTAAAGGATACGTTGGTGGAATCTCTACCTGAGGTTACTGCAACCTTTCTATTAGCATTAGTAATTGTTAGCTGATCGCTGCTTGAGACAGCAACCCCAGCATCGTTCTTAACAACGGCTGTACACTTGCTTGCGACTGGACCCCGTATCTTTACCCCTAAGATACCCAAAATCTTTGTTAGGTTTTCTCTGGTTTGTACTGTATCGATATAGCTCTCGTTTGCTAGGAAGTCTGCCTTGAGTGAGAGGGTGGCAGCGAGATACGAGAAAAGTTCGGTCATGAAAATACCGAAATCAGACTGGTAGAAGTTATTGTAATCGTCTGGGTAGACAGCCTTCACGTAACTCAGCAACGCCTCTTTGTATTCTCCGAAGTCTGCGACAGAGTAGTCAATTAACCCTTTCTTTTCGGACTCCTGAATAGTTCCAAGCTTTTGAAGGTCCGTTTGAACGGTTCCATCAAAAGCAGACGCATTATACCTTACGTTTGCGGCGTTAAAGGGGTTGGTGAAATCTACCATTACGTTGTTAGTACTACTTCAATTTGCTCTTGAGAAGCCGCGTCATCCACAAAAGATAAGTTGATCAGTATGTAAATACCGTTGAACTCCTCATTCCCTCCAGGGGCGTTTGTTATACTGACATCTCTAATAACCACTCTTGGCTCGTAAAGCCTAGCTGCCTCTCTTATTTCAGCATCCATGCTGTCCTTGAGGGATTGGGTGACGGGTTCAAATAAGTATCTTCTGAGGTTCGTTCCGAAGTTAGGGAACATGACTCGCTCGCCTTTTTGGGTTAGCAAAAGCTGTTTAAACCCAGCATAGATCAAGTCACGGTCAAACTGCTTTGACCAGTCGCCACCTTCAGTTCGGGACAAAGGGAATCGTACACCTACAGTCCGTTGTCTTCTGGATGTAGTTACGAAGTCTAGCTCTGGTGCAAACAGTGAATTAGCCATTATACTTGAATATTCTCAAAGAAGCTTTGGTGGGCTTCGTAGTTTTGAGTAATCTCTGTAGTAGTTAGAGGTCTTGAGTACAACTTGAAGTTTCCAATAAAGCCGTCTAGACCACTTCTAGGGATAACTCTGTTCACTCCTGAGTACTGACTTCCGCCTAGTCCAGGAGAGTGCTGCCCTTGGAAACCTCCCGTGGTTCCATCGACAGTAGTTGTGTAGTAAGTGTCGTTTGTGTTTGATCCCAGGAAACCCAGAGGAGTAGTATTGAACCCAGCATCGGACTCCATCTTTCTTGACCTTGGGACTATATCAGTAAACCCTCCTCCGATAACCCAAGGAGTTAGAAGAGAAAATGCCGGAGCTTCATATGCTCCCTCATGTAGGCTCTCAGTATTTCTTAGGTTATTGTTTACTCCCATACTTCTGGAGTATCTCTCAGAATCCACGGAGGCGGGGCTAGGAACATTTAGAGGCTGACCTGGATTTAGCTTGAAGCAGGTTGATACAGCAGAGGTTGCCAGTTGCTCACCGTTTATATAAGCGGTTATTTTGTCCTTTTTGTAATCAACAGACAAAGCAATGTGGTGGAACCCAGAACTCACATCTCCGATTGTTTTTCCTTTCGATGTTGTGGCATCCATCCCAATGATGAAGCCAAGCTCTGTGTGTGAGGACTTGGGATCGTATGGATTGGAGGGGATCTCGGCTAGTGCAACCGAGTCTCCAAAAGTTCCGTCTTCCTTGTTTTGGGATACGGTAGGCAAAACACAAAGCTGGAGAGTGTCATCATCGCTCTTGTCCCTGTAACCGAAAATCAATCCGTGGACTTTAGAGAAGTCTCTTTCGGTGGTAACGTTTCCGTTGCCGTCAAACTTGTTGGGGCAAGCGGTGATTGGAGCATCCGAATCCTTTGCTCTGCCAGCCCCCGTGTTCTCACATCCCATGAACAACCTGTATCTGTGTGAGGTTGTCATATCTGATAAGACATTCGGAACGTAAGTGAAGAAGTCTACCGTAAAGCCGTCTGGGTTATAAGTAAGGTTGTCGATGGCTTGTGTTCTAGGATCTAGCTCACCGTCAGTCACATTGTTCTTGAGTCTGGCGTAACCTCCGTTCGTGAGGGCATCGTACCAAGGCTCAGGTGAGTATAGATCGGAAGCCTTCACCAGAGTTCCTCCTAGCTTCGCAATGCTCACACCGCTTGGGAATATGTCCGTGGCACTTGCTGCCACTAGCTTCGCGTCTAAGAAGCTGTAAGAGGTTGATCTATTATCCAGCTTGTACGAAGTGGAAGAAGCGTCTTCTACGTCTGCTTTCAGGAAATTTAGACAGGCTACCAAACCATCTGTTATAACCGTATCGTCAAGGTTCTTAATGCTGGCAGTTGTAGAGGAGGCATTTGAGTCGGAGGACTTTACAAACTCTGTTCCAGGCTCGTCAACGACTGAGAACTGATCGACATAGACAGTCCCTCCTTCTAGGGAAGTGATGATCTTGGGAGGCAAAGGCTTGATTATACCTTCGACGTCGGCAGCGTGAACTAAGTTATCAGTTTGGTAGTCCAGGTTTGGCACAAGACCAGATCCTCTCAAGAAGCTGAAGTCGTTTACTGGAACATACTCAAGGATATCGTATAGCTTTGCTTCAGCACCG